TTAAAGCGAGTGTGAAAAAGTAATATATGATTGACATTGAGGCCCTCGCCAAACAAATATACTCTGATCTGGGTGCGGGGTATTCGGAGCGGGTGTACCACAATTGTATGGAAGTACTCCTCCGTAAATATGGTGTTCAATACGAATCGGAACGGATTGTGCCGATTCCCTTTGAGGGTCATATTGTTGGTAATGTGAGAGCTGATATAATAATCAATAATGAAATAGTGCTTGAGTTCAAGGCGATCAAGACTCTGAATGACGCGGCGGAGTGCCAATTACGTAACTATCTTCGTCTGACTGGACTGAACGTTGGCTATCTGATAAACTTTCCGATTCATCTTGGTCAAGATGTTGAGGTTCGCCGTGTTGTTGCATTAGGATCATTAGAGGAAACATCTTAGCCAATATTGCGTAAAACTCTCTTCGTTCATCGTAATACTTCTTTGGATTCTGAAGTCCATCAGTAAGTAGCTCTTGAGCTCTTTGTAGATGATACTGTGCCTCATCTACACAGAACTTCTCATACTCATTCATTAGACTCTTCTGTATCAGCCTCTTTAAGTTTGAAACAGGTTGGACATTTATGATACCTTGGGAAGCATGTCAAACATACATAGTGAGGACATTTCCTAAACTTTACACATTTCTTGATGTTAAGACAAGACAAGCATTCTGTGTCATCCTTAAAATCAAGAATTTGATTTTCATATCTCCAAAAGCAGGAAGTACATACTTTTAATCCTGGGTACATCGTTCTGTAACATACATCAAAATTGGGGCAATTTTCTTTGATCATTACTATATTGTTGGAATAAACTCCCACCGTAAATCGCGGCATATCTTCTTCCATATCTGATCTTGTGCGTACAATTTACTTTTGGACTTGAGTAAAGGAAAGTATTTGAGGTATTCATCTTCTCCCAACAATTCACAAAATTTATAGAGTACGTAGGAGTAACTGAGAAAGTTCTTTCTTTCTGAGGGGCAGTTATCGTCGAAGGGTTTCTGAATATCCTTAAACATGATACGTAATCGTTCCTCCAATTCCTGTGGCATATTAGGAGCTTTGATACCATTGAGAATATTCGTTATATATGGAACATGTTCATAGTATTTATTGAGTCTCAATTTCTTGAGAAGTCCCCTAATCTTTGCATGTGTAATTTCATCAAGATTCTTGATCTTCATCTTTTTCAGCTCAGACCTCAGCTGTTCCATGACTTCGTGTGGTATTGTAGTCATCTCCTGTGCTTGAAACTGACTAAGCCATTCATTGAAGTGGTTCTCTCTCTTGTAACTATAATTGACAACCTTCTCAGATGTTTCTTGTTCTTCCCTATATGTTAATTCTTCACTGATGAGACACGCTAATATCAAACCACACGAATCGCACACCAATTCACTTGTGTCATGAAAGTGAACTATATTACTGGATGAACAATTTTCACACTGTTCTAGTTTACGTTCAATGGGTCTGGCTATATTTTGATTCTCTACTTCTATGAGATAGTCTCTGAATATATCTTTCCTTTGAAGACCAACAGTTTCTTTGACATTAAAAATATTGTCTGTGTTTGTGATCTCTTCAGCTTCATCTGCATATTGATTCATATAAGGCATACAACTAATCATATAATCAGACATCTCACTTTCGTACCTCTTTTTATTGGTGGGATCGGTTTCAATAAGTGTTGTCCAATGTTCAATCTTATTTTTATACCTACTTAAAAAGTTTCCCTCCATTATAATTAAGAATGTTGTTCAAACTTTTAAGTAATGTTTTCTATTTTTACACAAAATTAACAACACCTCGTGACTACACTATAATTTCAGAAGAGTTGGAATACACGATTGACTATAGAATGAAGTATCAGGTGGAAGACTCATTTTGGGAGAGTGAGAGTAAAGATTGGGATGGTACTTTAGACGAGTACCACGTGTACGTCACGGGTAAACCATTCAGAAATACAATAGTTCCACAAAATGTCAAAAACCTCACACTTCGTGTCAAGTATTGGTACGGTGGTAAAGTGTATAAGGCTATATCTAAAAATATCAACTTCAAACCTGGAGAAGATGAAGAAGAGGGTGTGAGCTTTAGTATCCCTGTGAGTAGTGTCTGGATTGTAGATCACGGTGATAAACCACAAGTAGACATTACTGAAAAGGTGAAAAGGTACGCTGGACCAAGAAATAACTTTCACAAACAACCAGTGCCTCTAAAAGATTTTCTATATTACTCACAAAAAACGCTTATTAAAAAGTTTCCAAAAATTATGGTGAGTAATTCATTGGGTATGAAGAAGCTTGTATTTACGACTGAAGACTTTACAACTGATCTTCGGATACCTTAGTTGCCAGGTAAAACTTGAGTTCACCCAAATTAGCAACATTATACCCTAAAATAAGAAATCTGTTACCCTCTTCTTGCATAATTTGCACAGACGCACACATACTCGTCGCCTTTGTAAATATATTGAGGTATCTCAATGAGTAAAGACCAGTCATTTCCGAACTTTCGTCGGGACATTCAATACTCGTCTCTTGATTTGCAAAATCACCTTCACATCTAAGGCGAAGTTCCTTACCTACCCGAGTAATCTCAATATCATTACCAATATTTGACATATCTCGGCAGAGGCGTTGAAAATCAGCAGATGGGAGTATGGTGATACTTGTCATCGTAACTTCGGGGACTTCAATACGACTTTCATTGATATCAAGAAGTTTGAGTTGAAACTTTGTACTCGTCTTTTTTGACTCACTTGAAATTTCAATATCCATACACTCCTTTGAATTAATTTCAATTGTGAGAACATCATTATTTGTAATTGTCTTCAAAAGTTTGAACGTATTTGAAATATTAATTCCAGCGATAATTTCTTCCTGATCACAATGATACTCTTCAAAGTTGTCAGCGGAAAGGAACATATCAATGAGTGATGTCCGTGCGGTATCCAGAGTCACAATGTACATACCCTGTGGGCGAAAGTAGATATTCACGTCATTGAGAATATCTTTGAGTACTTCAAACGTTGATTTAATGGCCGAAGCCTGAATTGTAACCAGTCTCATATTACTAAAAATACTGCGTTATATCTTTAAATCTGTTCGCTGTAGGCGATACCCTTACTCACGTTACGGTTGATTTTCTCTTCAAGCTCTCGTGTCATAGCGGGTTGTAGGGACTGTCCGTAGTTATCCAATGTAAATATATCAGCATCGTTATCATCGCCATCAAGAGTCGTCATTGAACACCCTCCACCAAATCCACAGTTTGAAATTTCCTTGTTGGGAAGTAACGAGTCCAACCAATTCTTAATTTCGTTCCCAACTAAAACTTTACCATTTTTTGTCAGCATGGTTGGTACACGGGTAATCTTGTTGCGGTATGCTGGAGGAATACCCTGTGTGTTAATATTGTGATAATGCACGAGCTGTTTCAATTGTGGCTGTCTGTTGATATACTCAATGACCTCCATGGAGTGTTTACATCTTGGACTATATATCAGCAGCGACATCTAATATGTATATGGGTATTTTGTAAAAAAAAATTAACGCATAGTAGTAAAGATGAAGTGGTCTTTGACGATCATTCTTATTGCCATTGTCCTGTTGCTCACAATGAGACGTGAACCATTCACTGAAGTCTTTGGTTTCTCAGGATACACTACACCAACTGGTTCTATTCGCCTTGACGACACCAGACCAGACCTTTCGGGTTACACTCAGGCGGAGGCTGATATCAATAATGATTTGATGGAAGAATTTGTGCTCCAAGCAAACCGGGAAATTTCCAAGCGTACTGGTCTCTGTACGTACATTATTGAAACGACTGCCGTGAAGAAATTTGTCAAAGATGACAAAGCTGTATACGAATGTATGTTTATGACTGTTAAGAACAGTGGGTTCGCCTTTGGTTTCTCTGTCGTTGCTTCATACGAGATGGTTGATGGTATAGCCACATTGGTATCTCTCCGATCCCAACCACTTGACGTTCAAACCGTTGCTAACGTTACACCATTTACTGAAAGTCGTGGGGGTCAGGACTTTGTAAAATTTGACCTTGTCAAGGATGCGGCAGTGCCAACACAAGGTGAGTTAGAAATGGCTAAAAATAAATTGAAGCAATTATAATGATCAGCATCAATGACATAACTAAAATTGATGAGAAGAGAAAACAAATTAGGAAGGAAATATACACGAGAGTATATGAGCAGTTTTCTCGTAAGATTAAACAATCGGTAGAACTTGGTCATAAACAGGTATTTCTGACTGTACCCACATTTGTCATTGGATATCCCACATTTGACAGGGGGTTGGCTGCGAAGTACATCGTGCGACAACTTACATTGGGTGGCTTTGATGTGAATCTTGTAAATGATTACAATATGTACGTTTCTTGGAATATACGTAAAAAAACAAAACAGAAAACAGAAGAATCAGATGACACAGACTTTCCAGATTTAATGAATCTCAAGAAGATGGCGAATAAGTACAGGAGGGGTGCGTAGGACAATGATTATTAAAAACACACTCAATGATAAATGGACAACTTAAATATAATGGTAGAAGCGAAACGCGAGTACATGGGGCAACTCTACCTCATTATGTGTCCACCTATGATTGAAGTTTTCCAGGATATGTACGACGAAGCGACCAAACTTTCCAAGGGGCGAAAGACGCTCATCATGTTCCAGAAGCTCCTCAAAGAGGTGCCAAATTGGTCTAACGCCATGTCTAAGCAACATAGCGATAACATCGCGAACCGATGTGCTTGGTTCAATGATCTCGTGGCAGCGGTATTTGTGGCATGTACGAAGATCCTCTCGGCCGTTCGTCTCAAAGCGGATAATAAGAAGATCAGTCTCAAGCTCCCAACGAATGAAGTTTTCATCCAGACGTGCTACAATAACGTGGCGAAGGATCTCTACAAAGACCCATATGTCTTTCACGAAGAACAAAGTGAATATGCACGTGACGATGAATTAACTCGTCGCTTCTCAGTGTGTATTGAGGCCACTATCAAAGAACTCATCCCAGTGCAGGAGATTCTCCAGACCTACATGTCCCAAGACAGTCGCGATATTGACCTTGATGCTCAGGTTCACGACGGTGAGGATCCAGACGTGTTTGACGCGGGTGATGAGACTTTCCCTGAACCCGAACCAGAGCCAATGATGGAACCATTCCCAGAAGATGAACCAATGTTGGGTGCTGAAGAAGAACCTTTACAACCCACTGGACTTGAGAATGAATTCAAAACTGTTCCAGGTGTGCGAGCGCCAGAACCCGAAGCTCCAATGCCCCAGGCTATGGGTGAGCCAGAAGATGAAGGTGTCTTCTTCGGTGATGCCCCAGAACAGCGTGTAAAAAAAACTGCGTATAATTAAATGGAAGATCTATCCGAATATCTCCGAGACCCATTGAGCGCCGCTCTCATCGCTGGATTGATTACTGCTGGTTACATTCACCTCAAAGCTCAACTCAATAATGAAGGTAAATTAGAATTAAACAAATACACCAAGCCAGCCATACTTAATGCGATCCTTGTCTACTTCATTGTCGCAAATGGTCTTGGACAAAGAGAGGTCATTTCTAATGATCCTTTCTAAACTTAAAGATTTAACCCTACGAATAAGAAAATGGCGTCTGTCACTGCGTTTAACGACATGCTCTCCCAATTTCTTGTGGAATTGCACAAGACTTTTCCAGATGAAACCGGAATCAAGAAAATGACAACTTCTTTTGAATTGCTCAAGCAAACAAATCCACGAATCATTGTTGATGGATTTATGAAAGGTGTGACTCCATACGCGGATAAGATTTCTGCGAAAGATGAGTCTTTCCTCCTTGAGGAGATTGAAAAGATTGAGTTCCTCAAGGATCTCAATATTAAGAAGTATTGGTCAAAGATGAGCGCCAATACGAAAGCTGCAACTTGGCAGTATCTCCAAACTTTGTACATGCTTGGTACAACGATTACGGCTATCCCAGCGGAAACCCTCAGTCTCATTGAAGGTATTGCCAAGGATTGTGCTGACAAGATGCAGACCAATGGCGGTGAGCTTGATCAAGACGCACTCATGAAGATGATGGGAAGTATGCTTGGTGGTATGGGTAAAAAATAAACCTCACATTATACTAAATGAAGGCTTGGTTTGACGATCCTCAGCAACTTATTCGGGTTGACCAGGTTTCACAGTTCTGGCCAAATCGTGATCAAACTCCAGAAGACAGAATTAACGCAGCTTCACGTTTTGTGATTTACGCATGCTGCGCCATTTACCTCATTCGTCGTGACCCAAGAATATTTGTTCTTGGTGCTACAATTCTTAGCGTTCTTTATGTTATGTATAAGTCAAAAATGGTGAAAGAAACATATGGTATGGCTTCAAGCGGTGATGTCAACGGGTGTCAGATGCCAACCGAAGACAATCCAATGGGTAATGTTCTTATGACTGACTACACAGATGCTCCAAACCGTCTTGAAGCGTGCTATTACCCCACGGTGAAGCCATTTGTTAAGAGTATGTTAGATGATCGCATTCCATATGATGCAGGTCGTTCTCGTTCAGCACACCCAATGTACCAGCGTAATGCCGCGGCTCGTCAATTTGTGACATCTCCAGTTTCCAAGATCCCAGGAGATCAAACAAGTTTTGCTGAATGGTGCTACGGCTCAAAAAATGGTGATCTTTGCCGAAATAATCCACAGATGTGTAATCCCAATGCCCGAGGTGTTCAACTTGAAGCCTTTGCTGGTTTAGATCCAGCAGGTGACAGTCGGGTTTCTCATAGAGGTCATGGTTTTGCTCCATCTTAGATAATAAATATTCTTGTGTAATAATAAATGGCATACCAACTTCAGCCTGGTCTTGCGATAGTTCAAAATACAGGTGCGCTCCCATCAGTGCGGGCGACTGAAGAAGTCTTTGTGTACCCCCAACCCAGTTCCATTAACTGTGGTAGTTGCCGTCCAAACACCATGTTGTATGGAACGGCGCCATATATGGCAGGCAAAGGTTCTCCAGCGCAGTACATTGATGTGAGTGACCAACTTCGCCCACAATCAACAAGCCGTTTCGGTAAAGTTATCGTTCCAACTTATGAACGCAACCTCTTTCCACTTACCAATATGGAGTGTAAGGTGCCCCTTCGTACAATGAGTTATGAGCCAACAAGTACTCGTGCGGAACTCCAGAACGGCCTCTTCCAGCAAAGATACGCTAATAAAAATGTTACTAAAAAATAAGAATGGCCGATCCCATTTCACTCGCAGCCGTCGCCGGTTTGATTTTTGCTGGACGAGCTTTGAGTAACAAGTCTGAACCCGAACAACCTGTTCAACAAGTTACCCAACCAATTGTTTACAATAATGATACCGTCCCCGAATTCATAGAACGAGATTTTGAGCCACGCGTAGAAGTACCCAGTAAAATGGAAATGGCAAGTTTCGCCGACATTAGTCGCCAACAGCGAAGTGGTGGACAGGAAATTCTCAACATGAGAAATCGTATGTATGACACTGGACGCATGAACAACCTTTCACCAATTGAAAAACAATTGGTTGGTCCAGGTTTGGGTGTTGCCGCCGACACACCAGCAAGTGGTGGTTTCCAACAATTATTCCGTGTCAATCCAGTTAATGTGGGTGAGTACCGTCTTACCACACTTCCAGGCCGATCAGGTCCAGCTATGGATATTACTGGGGGTCGCTCAGCGGTTGTTGGTCAATTGACCCATAACAAACCAGAAACCACCGCGCATCTTCCAAGTCGTCTTCCAACGATGCCAGGGCGCGCTCAGGGTATGTCGGGTGTGATACCACGTCAGGAGCATGAGAGAACAAAGAGAACCACCAACCGTTCGGAGACTGGTCATCGCGCAGATGGTCTCGGTTTCAACGGAGCTAAGCGATTTGTTCCAGCCCAAACGATGTCACAAGATCCAACACGCTTCAAGAGCGATCGCAATGATGAACAGTTTGCGCACTACAGCCATGCAGCCCCAGGTATTACCAACTTCAGTGGAGCTTACGCGACAAGTGCGGCTGCCCAAATTACTACAAAGAATAACGAAGAGTTGATGAAGTACGGTTTCCGTCCAGAAGATCGCAGAGGTAAGGCGAATCGTATGGGTAACCGTGGTCGTATGAATGTTCGTGAGAGTGCCCTCAAGCAAGGTGGTGCTCTTACCGCTGTCCGCTCCGATACTTCACGCATAGATGGTCGTGTGAATGCCGCGAATGGTGGTTGGACTCAAAACTATCAACAAAAACCATTCCATCAATTCAATGCCTACAAGGGTAATGAAAACCCCAACTCACGATCTTTGGATATTGCGAAGAGACAACTCCAGAACAACCCATTGGCTCACCACATTTATTAGATTTATTCCAACCCATTTTAGACAAAAACAATCATTAAAATATTGTACCTATATTTTAATGAAGGTTCATACCCTTGACATAGATAGTAGCGAGAGGTATACAAACGTGTATCCTTACGCAAACAACTATGTTGTGACATTGAAAGAGCCTATTTATGATGTCACTCAAATTAAGCTCATTTCTGCGCGGATTCCAACACCACAGTTACACATTTGTGAAACGAATAAAACTTTTAGTATTGACGGTGTTGATATTACGTTAGAAGCTAATAATTACACCAGTGGGGCGACGATGGCGTCTGAACTTCAAAGACAATTATTCATTGCAGCCGGTGATCCGACACCGTCTCACATAGATCAGGTTATGTATGACGAATATAGAAATACAATGACTTTTTCAAATACAGGTGCAAGCAATGATTTCACATTTGAATTTTTTGATGGAACGCGGGGATATATAGATAATGCACACTTAACTACACCACACCAAGTTTTTGGATTTTCTTCAAATAATCATACATCGTCAAACTATACACTTACATCGGGTGCGATTAATCTTAATGGTCCAAATTCTATAATTATACGACTTACAAGTGGTTCGGATGAATTTACGAAAACTATATACTCTAAAACACCCTTTTATACTGGTCACATTCTAACGAACGGTTCAGATGTTATAAATTATCATCACGCAGATGATCCATTAACACACGAGTTCTATAAAGGTCCACAAAAGTTTATTCGGGATGTTCGTATTGAGTTTTTATACATGAGTCACGGGCGTCTCATTCCGTATGATTTCAGAGGTCAGGATCACATATTGAAATTTGAAATTACAGGTTCTACGGATAAGTTAGAAGGATTACCAAAAGTTCCACTTGAAGTAGTCAACAAAGTGTTGCCACCACCAATAAGTATCCCTGATGTTATAGTGGATTCTTATAGATGGAAAGAGTACATCTCCATTGGAGTGATTGTGTTTATTGGAATGGTACTGTTGATCCTTATGAAGCGGCGCCCAAAACTTAGCGAGTAATCGCGAAGACTGGTTGCGCTGGCTTGGAGACACGGGTGGAGATACCCGAGACAACCATGTAGACCACAATGGACAACAAGGTGGTGAGGATCGCGGTGAGCGTGTACTGGGTACCACCGTTCTTTGGCACCTTAATCACTTGTTGGATGATCCAGCGGACCAAGTCCATCCAGCTCATCGCGGCAGCGAAGGAGAAGCCCGCAACAATCGCGTTGAGGGATTGGGTTTCCAATTCTTGGGTAACAAGGTTAACAGTCTTGAGAGCTTGGGCGGTCATGTCAGCCATGGTAAGTTTTATACTATACTCTGGGAATTTTTTTTACTCCGGTAACAGTTCTTCCTTATGAACAATCTTCTTATATTTTGTTTTCCTTACTATACTTGACTTTGCAAAGATTTGCTCTTCTTCATAATCAGAATCTCCATCGGTACTACTATCATCCGCGTCTCCTGTAGCTTTAAATGTCTTATATTCAGAAATTGTCCAACCCTCCGGTCCCGATGTACTCATTACTATTAATAGCATTTTTTAACATCTCTTCTACCGGACTTTGTGGAATCCAAGTGTCCCAGCGATCATACGCGTCGTTCATTTGTTTAAAGGTTGTATTTTCGCCAGAGTATCTCTCAAATGGTGGACATTCGTCTGGTTCAACTTCTTCCAAGTCTTCTTCGTCTGAGGATTCTTCATCATATATTTCTGGAAAGAGAGATCCAATATTCTGACCAACTGTGTACATTACACAATACTTAATTGCATATTCCATGTCTTCTGGAAGTATCGTATCACGACCACAAGCCTTGGAATAGTCAGCTGCAAGTATCATACTCCTTTCAAGGACTGGGAGGAGAATTCCAAAAAGGGCGTTTTGTTGAGACTCCTCATAAGCCCCTGAAGATTCACCAAAACCAGTTTTCATCATCTTTCTTAATATTTCAAATCGAAAAGAGTTCGGGCAGTTCCCTCGCCAATGCGAAGAATGTTATGACTCAAGGCGTATACCCGAATTTGTCTTGCATAATCTACACACGGTGTCAGACTTAGGTTAAGAATCTGTTCTTTTATGAGACTGAAATTGATTTGTCCTGTTGGATACCACTTTTCTGGTTCAAGTGCAAAACTATAGGAGTAGAATCGCCTAATGAGTTGTGTTTTTGAATGATGAATAGCGGCTTGAATAGCTTTAAGGAATATGACATTTCCCGTCTCTTGTGTAATTATTGGCTGTCCATCCAAATCAAGTGTAAGATAATCCAAGTTTTCGTAGAGAATGTATTTACCACCTGTGTCTGCGAGAGTATTATCATAGTCAAATGGAGTTATGAACTCGCCTTCACCTGTACCTACGTCACCTTGTCTTTGGATAACAAAGTACAATTCCTTGACTGGATTGTAAAAATCCAATTTGAATTCGGCCGTCTGTTCACCTTGACCAACATCAAAAATGTTTTGTTGTAGTTGTGTGATGACATAATCTTTCTTCTCATTTTCAATTTTAAGTCTTTCACAAGGATCAATAAAAGCAACTTCCGCACAAAGAGTAAACTCCTTGAGATGAATACTTCCAGGGGTCACAGTTTGAAGTTCTCCAGTTGTACCCTTTATGATTAGGTGATCGTGATGACGAAGTTTAATCTCAACTTCAACCTCTTGCTTTTTGATTGCACACAATGGTATCGCCAATTCTGGATTATTGTAAAAATAGAATGGTAAATCTACGAAGAATTCATCCTCTTCATCAGCTTGTCCAATAGACCCCAATATATCCTTATCGGAAACTCGTGTATCAATTGTCCGTTCTGGATACTTTCCAATCAATTGCTTGAGAGCTCTCTGTTTCGTCTGTGTAACACAATGTTCTGAATATATTTGAAGATAGTCGCTTGACAATCTCTGTATAATTTTACCACCCACAATGAGGTCCGCATATTCAATGAGTGCGTGACCAATAGATTCTATGAATCGTGGGTCGGTGTAAAGTATAGTTGAAATAGTTGGTAACTTAATTTTCACACTGAGCGTTGTCAACAAGTCACCTGTATTTTGAGCTATTTTGAATCTTGCTTTACTACCAAAGTCAACAGCAGTCTCTGCATCTATGTCCACATATTCTCTTGCAAAGTTTGAATGTTTCTTAAAACTTTGCAAAAAGTATGTGTAGTCTGGGTCTATGGTAAAAAACCTGTCTTGAGCACCAGATGCCAAGAGCTGAACAACACCAGCCATTACTATTATAGCACTCTAAAATTTTAAACCAGCTAATCCACTCTCAATGCGAAGTACATTATAATTTACAGCATACACTCTGGTATTGTTATTATCACTTCCATTAATTGGGTTTATTTGTAGTGTAAGGAGTTTGTGAGAAATACGACTCATATTTACTTGTCCAGTTGGGTAGTATACTTCTGGCTTGAGAGCAAAACTATACATAGCAAACTCAGATTCATCATATGTCTGTGTTCCCAACTCAGGTGGACTGATATGGTGTTTAAGGGCTTGTTCATATACAAGAAATTTCCGTCCTCTATTAAAAACAATTTCATTATTGAACTGAAGTTTTACATTTGTTATTGTATTGTATCTATTTGGGTGATTTGCAGCAACTGCTGTGTCTGACTGCGAAACAAAGAAGAGTTCTCGTACTGGGTGGGAAAAATTAAGCATCACAGACTTTGTATTTTCTCCAGGTTTCATTAAGAACTTTGACATTTGTACCTGTGTAATGATGTAGTCCAGAGGTCCTGACATCATATAGTTTCTTTCGTTGTCCGTGAGGAATACAAACTCTGTGTCAAGTGAAAACTTTTTAAGATTCGCAGTTGCGTTTGCTGGAGTAACGCCAGTGACAAGTTCAGCGAGTGGTCTTAATTTTATTCGCACTTCAACCATTTGTTTGGTAAGAGCACACGTTGGTATAGCCAAACTTGGATTTCTGTAAAAATAGAATGGTAGATCAATAAAGTATGTGTTATCACCTGTAAATTGAATTGTACCACCATGACTATTCAAGAAGTATACAGTTTGGTCTATATCGTCGTCTGTGTTGTGAAGTTGTTGATGTATATACATATATTCACCTGTAATTTTTTCAATAGTTTGTCCACCAATGAGGAGTTCTGCACTCTCTATGAGGTGGGACACAACAGATGGACACCATTCATATCCAGATGAAGGATCGTCAAGTGTCAACTTTACGGTCATGTTTTTAATGAGATCACCTCTATCATTTGGAACACGACATGTGATTGTTTTACCAAAGTTTATATCACCATCAAATTGACTTTCAATATAATTAATAGCAAACTTTGTATGTCTTCTAAAATTCATCAGGAAATATGAAAATTGTGGATCTCCTGTGAGCCATTGGTCTTGGACTCCAGTGGCAGCAAGTCTCAAACGACCTGACATTCCTATAGTATGTGAGTAAAATTTTGCTAAATAAAACGGGACACTACTGTAGA